TTATCCGTCAGCTGCTTAACGCTCTGGTTAAGACCCGTCGCCGCCCAGCCGGACACGATGCCGACGGCCGCAGCGTTAAGCCAGTCGTGCGCCGGATAGTCCGGCACGCCCATCGCCCACGCGACGACGCCGAGGATCAGGCCGGTCGCGCCGCAGATGATTGGGATCCACTTATCTGCGGCCTCGGTCGCCTTGACGGCCATGCCCACAAGGTAAGTGATGGCGGTGATCGCCGCCACAGATGCAATACCAAGTTCCATAATGATGTCCTCCTCTTAATTTTTGTGCTCCAGATCATCGATCCGGTGATTGGCCACCTTGATGCGCTCGCCGAGGAGCTCGGTGCACTCCTCCAGCTTATATGTACGCGCGATGACCTGATTGTGCTTGTCCACCTTGCGCTCGAGCTGCTCAATGCGATACGCCTGCAGCTCGTCGCGCTTGTCCAGCTCCGCGATCAGCTTGTTGTGCTGCGCGCGGCTGTTGATGAGGCCGACCACAATGGCGGCCGCTGCGCTGACCAGCGCGGCAATGATAACCTCCGACATCCGCGCCTCACTTCCCGCCGCCAGCGGCGTCAATCATCCGCTGACAGACGATCATCGCCTGCAGCGCGTCATACGTGACGTTGATTGCGTGCTTGCCGTCGCCCTGCAGCGCGCCGCGGTCGATCAGCTTCTGCGTCTCCTCGCGTGCCCATGTGGGCACGTCGTCCAGGCTGTAGTAGCGCGGATTGCGTGCCTCGGCATAGCGCATGCCGATAATCGCGCCGCGCACGACATCTTCAGAGATGTCGATGGCTCCATTGCCAGTGCCTTTCAGAGCGCCAGCATCCATCAATTCCTGAACCTCACTTCTGTACCATTCAGGGACGTCATCAATCGTCTTGTACTTTACCATGTTTTCTTCCTCCTCTTCGTTCGGGTGCTCCGGCGTCAGCATGGCCAGAAACGCCGCCCACTGCGCCGGGTCATCCACCCACGGCATGGGGCAGCGCTTGCCCGTCACGTCGTAGTGCCGCAGCACGTGCTCCGTGTCGATGCCATAGCGCTGCATGATCTCCCGCGCCAGCGCCGCGGCGTTGGCCACGGTCTCCGGCAGGATGTAGTAGCTGCCGTCGGCGCGCTTGCGGCTGCACATCTCAATGCCGATGCTGTTGGCATTGCGGCACTCGGGGTGCCAGTACGCCCGCGCGCCGCAGTGCCACGCCGTGTCGCACTCGCGCACGGACTGCATCGCGCCGTGTTCGTCCACGAAATAGTGCGCGCTGGCCTGCAGGCCGCCCACGCGGTGGTAGTAGTCGCAGTTGTTGCGCGCAGTGTCGCCGTTGTTTGCCGTGTAGTGCATCACAATGTACCGCACCGGCTGCGTGCGCCCGGCGCGGTAATTTGACGGATCGCAAGAAACAAATTCCATCAGCTGTTACCTCCTTCATCTCTGCATCTCATCAATCCGATGCTGTAGGGCATCCTGTAAAATCAACAAGAGGCTCTTTTGAGGCTTATATGATTTCTTCGTTTGTAGTAACAATTACATTTTCCAGCGTGTCGTAGAGCACGATTGAAAAATAGGCTGCGCCATTTGAACTGTCGAATTTAAAATCGGCAACTCCATTGGCAGCATTAAAGTTTATAACAGGCCCTGCTTGGCCTTTTTCGATATTGGCCAAAGATGTATATCCGACTTTGACTTGGGTTCGGTCAGACTTGAAAAACTTGATAGATTGATATGATATATCAGTGTTCCCTTTCCATCGAACA